GCAAGATTGTGTACGCCGCTTTCCTGCTCTTGACCTAGCTGTCTTGACCCTTAGAGGTCTCCCTGCGCGATCAAATATTTGCCAATATTTTGGACAAAATATAGGTGGAGTACATGAAGGCTATTATATCGGTAGAGATTTTCATGGAAACCCTTATACTGTGGATGTTGAAAGGATGAGAATATCTCAGGAAATTTTATTCAAATCTGATCGAACTCCATATTTGTCTCCAGATGGTAGTCCACGAATTTTTACTTTGTGGAAGGGTCATCCTAGCCGCGCAACTGAACGTGGTGATTGTGGATTGCTTATGGTATCTAAGACACCAATGGGCCCCGTATTACTCGGTATTCATAATGCTGGGTACAAGGATGAATGTACAGCAGCCCCAATCCACCGAGATTTTGCCGAGCTTCTTGTGCGTGAATGTCAACCTTATGAGGTACAGGATGGAGAACCCATGTTGAGTGCTCCATCTGCTCCTCATGAGCTAGGTTCTTTACATCGTAAAAGTCCTTTTAGGTTTATCCCTGAAGGAACTGCACGTGTGTATGGGTCCTTAAATGCACATCAAGCTGAGATGAAATCTCGTGTTCGTCCAACCCTTCTATGTGAAGCCTTACAGAAACGTGGCTATTCCCTTAAATATGGTAAGCCTGTTATGAATGGTTGGGAACCGAAACATGTTCAATTGAAGGAAATGTTGAAGCCTGCATCTCGCCTGAATCCATCATTATTGGATAGAGTCAAAGAAGATTTTATCAACGACATCCTGTCTGGATTAAGTTCAGATGATTTTGATTCTCTTCATCCATATGATGTGTTTACGGCAGTTAATGGTGCTGAGGGTGTTGCTTTCGTTGACAAGATCAAAAGAAACACTTCTGCTGGTTTCCCTTGGAAGCGCAATAAGAAGTGGTTCTTTGAAAAAATACCCCCCGCTCATGGTCTACAAGATCCTATTGAGTTCTCTTCTGAAATAATGGAGAGAGTCGAGAAGATTATTGAAGCCTATCGGGAGGGTAAAAGAGCTTGTCCTATAAGCGATGCCTGTTTTAAAGACGAGCCTGTGAAGCAAGCAAAGATTGATGCTAAGAAAACCCGCATTTTTGCAGGAAGTCCTGTGGATCATTCTATTGTTGTTCGAATGTTTACTTTAGCCTTCACTCGTCTTTTTTATAAGCGCCATGTTCTTTTTGAAGCTGCTCCTGGTGTAGATGCCACATCGCCTGAATGGGGAATCCTCTATAAGATTCTGACCAAACATGGAAAGGATCGAATGGCGGCTGGAGATTATGCCTTTTATGATAAGTCCATGTTTTCTTTGATGATTCTTGCTGCTTTTGATATTATAATTGCAGTATGTTCAAAGGGTAAATTTTCCCTTGATGACTTGAAGATTTTACATGGAATTGCGGAAGATGCTGCTTTCCCTTGGTATAATTTCTTTGGTGATCTGGTTGAGTTCCTTGGAACTCTCCCATCTGGCCATCCCCTCACTGTTATATTGAACTCCCTTGCTAACAGCCTCTATATGCGATACTGTTATGCATCTGTCTCTCCTGATGGTTCTGCAAAGGACTTCAAGAAGTATGTTAGTCTGATGACTTATGGTGATGATAATATCATGGGAATCTCTCCAGAGTGCCCCTGGTTTAATCACACTGTCATTCAGAACGTTTTGGCCTCTGTTGGTATAACATATACTATGGCAGATAAAGAGGAAGTTTCCCGCCCTTATATTCACATTGATGAATGCACTTTCCTTAAGCGCTCTTGGCGATGGGATCCTGATTTGCAGGATTTCACTGCTCCCCTTCCTGAAGACTCTATCATTAAGATGTTGATGATTGGAGTGGAGAGTAAATCCATCACTCGGAAGGAGGCAGCTATCACTGTTATTGGTGATGCTGTGCGAGCGTATTTTCACTTTGGACAAGAGGTGTTTGAAGTGAAGAAACGAATGCTTCGGCAGCTCGTTGAAGAATGTGAGTTAGGATTGTATGTTGAGGAACATACTTTCCCGACTTGGGCGGAGTTGGCGGATTCCTTCAATCGTAAGAGAGAAGGAGCTGCCGACTATTGGTGCTAGCTTAGGCTGGCATGGGGCCTCTGATATCTGGTCCCATTGTAAAACCAAACGATATCCACATCATATAGTTACTGCTGTCCATTATTTTAT